GAATTTTGTTAAATTGAACTTAGCACAGATTGAAGAAATAGGTGACTTGGTTGGTTTTCCAATTAGACAATTCCAAATGAATGAAGGTAAAAAAACTGAATGGGTAGATGAGAATAGTGTTGAAGATTATAGAAAGAAAGGTTTTGAATCAACTGGTCTAAATCGTATGAGCTATTGTCCACCAGAATGGATTAGTGGAAAAACAAAAGGTGGTGTTTTGTTATTAGATGATTGGAATAGAGCTGATATGAGATTCATTCAAGCTGTAATGGAGTTAATTGATAGACAACAATATATAAGTTGGAAGTTGCCTAAAGATTGGCATATTATATTAACTGCCAATCCTGATAATGGAGATTATTTAGTTAATAGTATTGATAACGCTCAAAAAACAAGATTTATTAGTGCTAATTTAAAATTTGATCTTAAATGTTGGGGTAAGTGGGCTGAACAGTCTAAACTAGATAGTCGTTGTATTAACTTTATGTTATTACATCCGGAACTAATAACTAAAGAAGTTAACAGTAGAAGTGTTAGTATGTTCTTTAATAGTATTAGTTCACTTAAATCATTTGAGGAGTCATTACCATTAATTCAAATGATTGGAGAAGGTTCAGTTGGTTCTGAGTTTAGTACTTTATTTACAATGTTCATTAATAATAAATTGGATAAGATGATTTCACCAGAAAACATCATGACACAAGATGAACAATATGTGATGAATACACTTAAAAGTTTAGTTGGTAAAGATAAAGATTATAGAGCAGATATTGCTGCTACATTAGGTACAAGGATTGCTAACTATTTAGAGTTTTATGCTAAAGATAGTGCGGTTGAAAAATCACTTATAGAACGTATAAGTAAAATTGTTACTGAGAAAATATTTGCTACAGATGTAAGTTATAATATGGTTAAATCAATTTACAATAGTAATCCAGGTAAATTTAAATTAATGATGTTGAACAAAGAATTAGTAAAATATATAACTAAATAATTATGAAATTACAACTAACAAAAACAACAGAATTAGAATTAAACCGTCTTAATAATATATATGGAGATGAAAAGTCACCAGAATATGATTATTGGGATAAAATGTCTGAATTAGAAAGACTAATTACAGACGCAGGAATGTATGTTGAAGGAGCGTATGAAGAAAATATATTTAATGACTTAAATGAATGGTGTAGGATTGTAGGTCCTATGGAATATCAACAAACATATCTTAACACACATCCTAATGTTGTTAGAGAGAAAATTGATAGAATGCTAAGAGAAAATATAATTCAAATAGTATGAAACCACTTAAGAAAATAACAATAGAAGACGCTCATTTTTATAAGCCGTTAGACATGAATGAGCTATCACCAGATGTAGTTTGTCGTAAAGCCACAGCGTTCACATTAACTCCTGACCCAGCTATGCCGGGTTGGGAGTATGTGAATTATTATCAAGACTCACCTTTTGATCAAAGTGGTAATTTAGTTCCTACCGAGTATGTTTATGTTTTAGTAAACAAATCAATGCCAGACATGGTTAAAATAGGAATGACAGTACGTGAAGTAGAAGAAAGAGCAAAAGAAATTTCAGGAGCAACAGGTGTACCTACTCCATGGATACCAGTTTATTCATTTAAATGTTTTAGCTCTTATAAACTTGAACAAGAAATTCATGAACATTTAGATGCAGTTCGTGTATCAGGTAATCGTGAAATGTTTTATATGCATTCAAAAGATGCTATTAGTATCGTCAATGAATTGGGCATTAAATATACCATATCACCACTTTAAACCACTAAAATTTGATCTTCATATATATTTATATAAACAATATTTACCCCATTAAATCCCGGGTAAAGGCCGTTGGAAATATTTGGTTGATCTCAATAAGTAAGTTTGGTTCCCCAGGATATTTTCCATATTTTTTATAAAATAGTAAATAATTAATAATTACTTATGAATACTAAGGAAAGGAGAAATGGGAAGAGAGAGATAGGAGTTAGGTTGTTAACATTAAATGACTGTGATTACTGTACTTGGTTAAAGAGTGAACTAGACGCAGCGGGAATATTCTATACTAACATTGATGGGTATAAATTTACCGATGCGATTGAAGAACAGTATCAAACTAAAACTTATCCTATTGTATTCATTGATTTAGGAGACAATGAAGTAGTTATTGTTTCTGAAACAAGTTTGGAGACATCAAAAATATTACGTACATTTGACACGATACCACATTTAGTAGGTATTATAAAATCATATATAAAATGAGATACAAACAACCAGTACAACACAAACTAGATCAACTTGAAAATATGCTAATTGGATTTGGGGCTAAATTTAGTGATCCTAAATTTAATATTATGGAAGCTAAAGAAATGCTTTCAGTTATGAAAGATAAAATTGAAGAAATTAGATCATTAATTAATGGCGAAGCTGAATAGTAAATATAGAGATATAATTCAAACTATCCAGCTTAATCCTAAATTTATTTTAGGTGGTAGTTGTGCTTTACGTCTTTTAGATTTAATTGATCGTGAAAATGAAGATATAGATATTAATGTCACCCAGGCTTTAACTTTAGAAGATGTAAATATATTAGTTGAACAACATGGTTTCACTACTCCAAAAATAGAAGTAATAAATCAATCAACTAATGAACTTGAAATACAACCACAACCACTTCCTCTATTACCTAATTATCATCATATTAAATTAGAAAAAGATGGTGTTGTGATTGATATTTTTAATCATGTAGAACTTAATAATAAAATATTAGGTATTGAACCTAAAGACCAAATTATGGTTATTGATGGTATTAAAGTATTACACCCATTACTAGTCATTTTCTTTAAAACAAGATCTGTGTTATTAAAAACACCTGATAATATTACATATAAAGGAATAGAAGACCTAAAAACAATATTCACTAATCCAGATCAATTATTAAAATATAAGTTATGTTAACACCAGAACAAATTCAAGCTAATTGGACTAAGTTTACTAATACTATCCAGCAATATATCTCAGGAGAACGAGGTATTAAATTGTTAGATTTTTATAACAAATATGATGAACGTTTCATTATGATGCCCGCGTCTCACAAGTCACAATATCATAATTGCTTTCCAGGTGGTTATGTTGACCATGTAAATAGAGTAGTTGAAGCAGCTCTTAAGATAGATGCTGTTTGGAGAGAAATGGGAATGATAGATACTTATACAACTGAGGAACTTGTATTCTCAGCTATCAATCATGATCTAGGTAAATTTGGAGATGAACAAAACGCGTCATACATTGAACAGACAGACCAATGGAGACGAGATAAGTTAAATGAAACTTATATGTTTAATGATCGTTTAGAGTATATGACTGTTCCTGATCGTGGATTATTTTTACTAATAAGTAATGATATTGCACCTACTAAGAATGAAATGATTGCTATAAAAACACATGATGGACTATATGATGAATCAAATAAAGCTTATTTAATGGGTTTCACACCTGAAACTAAACCCCGTACTTCACTTATATATGTCTTACATCAGGCTGATTTATTAGCAGCTCGTATTGAGTTTGAAGTTGAATGGTTGCCTAAATTATTAGGACCACGTGTTGAAAAAACATATAAAGAAACTAATTTTAATAAAAATAATAGTAATGTTAAAGCAAAAGCTATGAAAAAAATGACTAACCCAGCTTTAGCAGAACTAATGAAAAATATATAATATGGTAATAGGAATTATTTCAATTGTATTATGGATTGCTACTATTGTAGGATTTATTATTTACAACTTAAATCAAAAAGTAGTTAAATTAGAACAAATTGCTACTAAACAACAAATTATTATTGATAGTGTAGCTGCTATAGTTGAAGAATCAAATAAACAATTATCCCAAGCTGACTTAACTGAGGCATTTAAATCAGATGACCAGATTGGTTTCTTCTTCCGTAATCTTCAGAACATACAAGATTCATTAACTCACTATCTTAAAAATTAATATGGCTGAAGAAGAAGTATTACTTACTAAGAAAGGGACTGTGCGTAAACGTAAACCAAAAAAATCAAATATTTACTTCACTCAGGATACTGAAGATGCTATTTTAGAGTATTTAAAATCAACAAATCCTAAACAACGAAATCAAATATTTAACGAAAGAATTAATTATGCGTTTCATAAACTGGCTGAAAATATCATTCACACTTTTAAGTTTTACTATACAGAAGTGGATACAATTCCTGAACTCCAACATGAAGTAGTAGCATTTTTATTAGAGAAATTACACTTATATAAACAAGAAAAAGGTAAAGCGTTTTCTTACTTTGGTACAATTACTAAGCGTTATCTGATATTATACAACAACGCTAACTATAAGAAGCTAAAAGATAGAGCACCTATGGAGGCCGCGGATGAAGATAAGACAATATTAGTAGATCTAGTTAAAAATAGTGAAACAGATGGTGATCAAGTTTATGAGACATCTTCATTCCTAAAACAATTTACCAAATATGTTGACACTAAGTTATTTGATTTATTTTCAAAACAACGTGATGCTCAAATAGCAGATGCTATAATGGAGTTATTTAGAAAAAATGAAAATATTGATATCTTTAATAAAAAGGCATTATACATCTATATTAAAGAAATAACAGACGCATCTACCCCACAAATAACTAAAATTATTAAGCGTTTGAAAATAATATATGTTAAAAAATATAACGAATATTATGAACATGGTTATGTAACTATGGCTAATTAACTCTTCTCGCCTTCCATATTTATATCAAACAACAATATGGATTTTAATCAAGTTTTATTTAAAGACAAGACTTTCTCTAGCTTACTTGAAGATATATACAAGAATGCTGGACGTAAAGAAAAAGAAATTAAAGCATTAATTGATCAACTGAAACCTATGATACAGGAACCAGGTGACGCAATGATGCTTGTTCCTTTATTAAAAGAATACATGGAATTAGCTATTAAGAATGATGATGCCTTAATTAAAATGGCAGGTATTGTTCAACGTGCTATGGCTAACAGTAGTGAGGGTAGTGATGGTGGTATATTAAGTGATAGGGACAAAGAATTATTATTTCAAGAAATAAATACTGTTGGAACTAAACAAATAGAAAATGGGAATTGAAAATAGAATTATAACAGGAAATCAATTTGCATCTAATTTACAAACATCAGGAATTAGTAGTATTTCTACTCCTAATACTAATGTAAATGAATTTTCTGCTAGGGTTGTTAGTATAATTGATTATACAAATTATATTATAGAATTTGAATCAATTAAAGATAATGTTGGAATTTCAGCATACTATAATTCTAATGTTATAACTCAAAAAGCAACTCCTAAAAATAATCAACTTATTTCAATACCAGATATAAACAGTATTATAACAATAACTGTTGGACCAGGATTAGATGTAAATAAAAAATTAGGTGGAGGAATGTCTTATTATTGGGAAATACCTACTAATATTCAAAATACTAGAAATGATAATATAGGTCCTAAAAATAAACCAAAACCAAATAAAAATAAAGAAACAGTTTTAAGTTATAAACAAAGTATAATAGGAATACCAAATCAAAATGGCTAATAATAAAGTATCACCAATAACATTACAAAGTAATGATGTAGCTATCTTAGGATCGCAAGGTAATTCTATTATAACTCACAATAATGGATTAACTAGTATTCGTGCCGCAGGAACAAATGATTTATCATCGGTAGATCCATTTAATGATGATTGTTCAGGTATTTATGCTTCACCAGGTGGTATTTCTTTAAATACAAAATCAGCACAAACTAATTATCAAACAATAGGATCTACACAGACACAGCAAAATGATCCAAAAAATATAGTACAAGCAAATGTTCCTGTACCTTCAGTTTCTGTTACATTACCTGTTCAAGCACCAATACCATCTATATCACCCACACCCTCACCTACCCCAACTCCACCACCAGATGAAGAGGAGAAATTTGTAGATTTAATACTTTTACCTTTTCGAGAAGATTCACCAGTTAAAGAGTTTATTATAGATGATATAATTGTAATGACAAATGTTATTCCTGATGATTTACTTGTTGAGGAAAATAAAAAAATAGTATCTTATTCAGGAACAAAACAATCAGAATCTACAAAAGCATCAAAAACTTCTTCAGAATCAGCACCAAAAGTACCATATACTATATCTAATAATAAATTAATTGTAGATAAAGGTGTATTAGTTGGAAATGATGGTGATGTGGATCAAAAAATCATATTACCTAATCCTATACCTGGTCAAAGTGGTAATTTAACTGATGGATATAGAGGTAAATTGCCTGTTATCCAACCAACACATAGTAATAAACTCATATCATTTACTGAGTTTATTGCTACTTGTAAAAAAATTAACTTAACAGAACAACAAGCCAGAAATATTATTTCACTAATTGCTCTTGAAGCAGGAAAAAATAAAGAATACTTCACAGGATGGAATAATAATTTTGGTGGTTTACAAGCTGAGGGTCGTTGGAGAGATAAAGTATCTCAATATATTGATTATAGATATATAG